CCGGGCGATGTCATTGAAATCTGCGATGATGACTATGCGGGTATCAGCACCGGCGGGCGCGTGCTGGCGGTGAACAGCCAGACGCGGACACTGACGCTCGACCGTGAAATCACGCTGCCATCCTCCGGCACCACGCTGATAAGCCTGGTTGACGGACAGGGGAATCCGGTCAGCGTGGAGGTCCAGTCCGTCACCGACGGCGTGAAGGTAAAAGTGAGCCGGGTTCCTGATGGCGTTGCCGAGTACAGCGTGTGGGGGCTGAAGCTGCCGACGCTGCGCCAGCGCCTGTTCCGCTGCGTGAGTATCCGTGAGAATGACGACGGCACGTATGCCATCACCGCTGTGCAGCATGTGCCGGAGAAAGAGGCCATCGTGGATAACGGGGCGCACTTTGACGGCGACCAGAGCGGCACGGTGAATGGTGTCACGCCGCCAGCAGTGCAGCACCTGACCGCAGAAGTCACCGCAGACAGCGGGGAATACCAGGTGCTGGCGCGCTGGGATACGCCGAAGGTGGTGAAGGGTGTGAGCTTTATGCTTCGCCTGACCGTGGCAGCGGATGACGGCAGTGAGCGGCTGGTCAGCACGGCCCGGACGACGGAAACCACATACCGATTCACGCAACTGGCGCTGGGAAACTACAGGCTGACAGTCCGGGCGGTAAATGCGTGGGGACAGCAGGGCGATCCGGCGTCGGTATCGTTCCGGATTGCCGCACCGTCAGCGCCGTCGCGGATTGAGCTGACGCCGGGCTATTTTCAGATCACCGCCACGCCGCATCTTGCCGTTTATGATCCGACGGTACAGTTTGAGTTCTGGTTCTCGGAAAAGCAGATTATTGATATCAGGCAGGTTGAAACCAGCGCGCGTTATCTTGGTACTGCGCTGTACTGGATAGCCGCCAGTAGCAATATTAAGCCGGGTTATGATTATTACTTTTATATCCGCAGCGTGAACACCGTTGGTAAATCGACATTCGTGGAGGCCGTCGGTCGGGCGAGCGATGATGCGGAAGGTTATCTGAATTTTTATAAAGGGTTGATCAATAAAACGCATCTCGGCAAGGAGCTACTGGAAAACTTTGAGCTGACGGAAGATAACGCCAGCAAACTGGAGGAGTTTTCGAAAGAGTGGAAAGACGCCAACGATAAATGGAATGCCATGTGGGGCGTCAAAATTGAGCAGACCGAAGACGGCAGGCATTATGTCGCGGGGCTTGGCCTCAGCATGGAGGATACGGAGGAAGGCAAACAGAGCCAGTTCCTGGTTGCCGCTAACCGTATCGCGTTTATTGACCCGGCAAACGGGAATGAAACGCCGATGTTTGTGGCGCAGGGCAACCAGATATTCATGAACGAAGTGTTCCTGAAGTATCTGACGGCTCCCACCATTACCAGCGGCGGCAATCCGCCGGTATTTTCCCTGACACCGGACGGGCGGCTGACGGCGAAAAATGCCGATATCAGCGGTAACGTGAATGCGAACTCCGGGACGCTCAATAATGTCACGATTAACCAGAACTGCCGGATTCTGGGAAAACTGTCTGCCAACCAGATTGAAGGTGATATTGTCAAAACGGTGGGAAAAGCCTTTCCGAGAAATGGCAGTTATGCCAGCGGTACAATAACGGTCACTGTGTACGATGACCAGGCTTTTGACCGTCAGATAGTAATCCCACCCGTTCTGTTTCGCGGTGGTAAGCATGAAAACTTCAACAGCAACAACCAACAGTCATACTGGTATTCAACCTGTAAGCTGCAGGTACTGAAGAACGGACAGGAAATCTTTCAGCAACCCGCGACGGATGTCAGCAGGGTATTTTCATCCGTCATTGATATGCCTGCCGGACACGGTCATGTCACCCTGACTTTCAATGTTTCTTCATATGGTGCTAATAACTGGACGCCAACGACCAGTATCAGCGACCTTCTTGTTGTCGTGATGAAGAAATCAACAGCCGGTATCAGTATCAGTTGAATTTTATAACCCAAATACGGGCGCCAGAAATGGCGCCTTTTTTATTGCAGAAAAGCGAGAGGTAATTATGCGTAAATTATGTGCTGTTATTCTGTCTGCAGTAGTCTGGCTGGTCGCCGCTGGTACGCCAGCGAGTGCAGCAGAGCATCAGTCCACACTAAGCGCCGGGTATCTTCAGTCCCATACTGATATGCCCGGCAACGATGACCTGAAGGGCGTTAACGTGAAATACCGTTATGAATTTACGGACACGCTGGGGCTGGTGACGTCATTCAGCTATGCAGGAGACAAGAATCGCCAGCTTACCCGTTACAGCGATACCCGCTGGCATGAAGATTCCGTACGTAACCGCTGGTTCAGCATGATGGCGGGGCCATCTGTGCGCGTGAATGAGTGGTTCAGTGCTTATGCGATGGCGGGTGTGGCTTACAGCCGTGTTTCGACGTTCTCCGGAGATTATCTCCGCGTAACTGATAACAAGGGGAAAACGCACGATGTGCTGACCGGAAGTGATGACGGTCGCCACAGCAACACGTCTCTGGCGTGGGGGGCTGGCGTGCAGTTTAACCCGACCGAATCCGTGGCCATTGATATTGCTTATGAAGGTTCCGGCAGTGGCGACTGGCGCACTGACGGTTTCATCGTTGGTGTCGGTTATAAATTCTGATTAGCCAGGTAACACAGTGTTATGACAGCCCGCCGGTTCAGGCGGGCTTTTTTGTGGAGTGGATATGGCAGCAGTAAAAATCTCAGGTGTGCTGAAAGATGGTGCGGGAAAACCAATACAGAACTGCACTATTCAACTGAAGGCAAAGCGTAACAGCACCACGGTACTGGTGAACACGGTGGCCTCTGAAAATCCGGATGAAGTCGGGCGTTACAGCATGGATGTTGAGTATGGCCAGTACAGCGTCATCCTGCTGGTTGAAGGTTTTCCGCCTTCACATGCCGGGACCATTACCGTCTATGAAGGCTCCAGACCAGGTACGCTGAATGATTTTCTCGGCGCCATGACGGAAGATGATGTCATGCCGGAGGCATTGCGTCGTTTTGAGGAAATGGTGGAAGAAGCGGCACGCAACGCTGAAGCCGCCTCTCAGAGCGCAGCGGCGGCAAAGAAATCCGAAACTGCAGCGGCATCATCGAAGAACGCGGCGAAAACCTCAGAAACGAATGCAGCTAACAGCGCACAGGCGGCAGCGGCCTCGCAGACTGCATCGGCAAATTCCGCGACAGCAGCTAAAAAATCAGAAACCAACGCGAAAAATAGCGAGACAGCAGCAAAGACGAGCGAAACCAACGCAAAGTCCAGCCAGACGGCAGCGAAAACCAGCGAAACGAATGCTAAAGCCAGTGAAACTGCGGCGAAAAATAGCCAGAATGCAGCAGCCGAAAGCGAGAGCGCGGCAGCCGGTTCTGCGACTTCAGCAGCTGGATCAGCAACTGCTGCGGCTAACAGCCAGAAAGCAGCGAAGACGAGCGAAACTAACGCAAAGTCCAGCCAGACGGCAGCGAAGACCAGCGAAACGAATGCTAAAGCCAGCGAAACTGCGGCGAAAAACAGTCAGGATGCAGCGGCCCAAAGCGAGAGTGCCGCAGCTGGTTCTGCAAGTGCGGCGGCTTCTTCTGCCACTGCATCAGCCAACAGTCAAAAAGCTGCAAAAACCAGTGAAACCAACGCAAAGGCGAGCGAGACTGCGGCGGCTAACTCGGCGAAAGCATCCGCTGCAAGCCAGACGGCTGCAAAAGCAAGTGAAGACGCAGCCAGAGAGTATGCAAGCCAGGCTGCGGAGCCGTATAAACAAGTTTTGCAGCCGCTTCCCGATGTGTGGATACCGTTTAACGATTCACTGGATATGATTACGGGCTTTTCGCCGTCATATAAAAAGATTGTTATTGGTGATGATGAAATAACGATGCCTGGCGATAAGGTTGTAAAGTTTAAACGCGCATCGAAAGCAACCTATATTAATAAATCTGGTGTGCTGACAGAGGCTGCCATTGACGAGCCACGATTTGAACGTGATGGCCTGCTTATTGAGGGGCAAAGAACAAACTACATGCTCAATTCGGAAAACCCTGCCAGTTGGGGGCGATCGTCAAATATGGATGTTCCCGAAACCGGGACGGATAGTTTTGGTTTTACCTATGGAAAGTTTGTCTGTAACGATTCTCTGATTGGGCAAACCTCAGCCATTAATATGGCATCAATTGCTGCAACAAAGTCAGTTGATGTC